ACATCTTTAGGTATAATTCTACCTGTTTCTAAAATATTATTTGTATCTTCTACTATCTCAACTTGTTGTTTGAACATAGCTTCTGGGTCGTTCCAAGTTACTCTGATTTGGTTAGACCTAAATTGTTGTTTTGTTGAAGTATATTTAAAAGGACTGCTTACATTTGCTTTAGAGAAAGTGTACACAGGTTGTTGATATCTATTCTGTGAAAACTGTACCTCACCATCTAACCAATACATCATTCCTCTAAATGTAGAAGTTACGTCTTTTAATACTTTAAGTGCTTCTGAAGCTTCTTTAAGATATAAGTTTGCTGTAAATCTTGGCTCAAGTCCACCCTTGCCATCAGAAACTAGCTCATCACAGTATCTAGCAATTCTATATAATGCGTATTTGTCTATTTGAGAACTATCTATGTATTTTCCTAGTCCATATCTATTGTTTGATATTAAATCATAAAATACCCAAGCTGGATTATCTGTCCATACTTTGGCAGCATTTATATGTTCAGGAGCAAAAGTAGATAAATCGCCTCTAAAGTTGCCGTCCCATTTTTGGTAAGTGCCTGTGTTAGTTGCATTGCTTACATTTCTATCGTATTCTCCTGAAGTTCTACCGTTCTCTCCTTTAGGAAAATAGTTAGTAGGAACTTGAACAAGTAAACCTTTTAGATCATAAGAACGCTTAGGAATTTTTGAAAAAGACTCTGCATCAAAAATTAAAGAACCATAAGCAGCATAAGGGTAAGATAATTTATCCTCTAGTATATGTTCAACTGTTTGTAAAGTACAAGGTGAGCTATGGTCGTAGTCTCCATTTCTAGCACTAGAAGGTCCAATTCTTTCTATTCTTATCTGGTAACTTGAGTAGGGTTGAAAATCTTTTGTACTAATTGTAAAAGTTTCAATAAAAGGCGCTTTTGTCTCTGCAATAATTCTTCCAGTATTAAATGGGTGTTTCCATGCAGCAGTATATTTACCACTACCTCTTGCTACTAACTCTGCATCAGATAGTCCAAAAATTAAAGCCTCTGAAAATTTATCGTCCCCCTCTCTTTTAAATCCAAAGAATATTCGTAGCTCACATATTGCTGCAGCTTCATCTCCACTACTTGCTTTTGTAGCAATCATATTTGCAAATTGAAAGGTTAATTTTACTTTGTCTACTTCTGCAGGATTTGCCACATTACTTGAATTAACTATTACTGGACTAGCTGTTGCGCTACCCGCTGTTGTATTCCACCCTCCAGTAGTAGTATGATTGTTACTTCCAATTATGGAACTTAAATTTGTAGCCTCAATCGCTTGTCCTGGCCCATCTACAACCGAAGAACTTCCTAAACCCCTTAGAGTATTCAAATAAGGCTGCTCTCTTAGTCCATTCATAAAAGCATATTGGAATTGTTCAAAATTATAATGAGTATCTTCAACAGTTTCTAAAGGTGAGTTTATAACTGCATTAACCCCAGAAACATCTCTTCCTGCAGTACCATAGTCAGTTATATCTGCTAATACTAAAGTGTTGGCATTGGTTATTGAACTAACAGTTGCTATTTTATCTATAGTTACTGTTTTATGTGCTATAGTTCTAGGTAAAGCTACGTCTATATCCACTGTTTGGGCATCTATAAACTTTACTATTTTTGCAACTAAAACTGAACTAGAACTTCCGTACCCTGCTCCTTCTATTCTTATATATTGGTGAGGATTTGATGTTCCTATCTCTGTATCTGCAGTTGCGTCAGGATTAATAGAATTTAAATCTGTAGTGTCAAAAAATCCAGAACCTGAGTGTGTTGTTATACGAGTTGTACCTGAAGTGCCTGATACTCCTTGAGAAGACCCATTGCCTGTTAATTGTTTCTTTGCACTCTCTATAGAGACGTTACGAGTTCCATCAGCAGTACTAAATGTGCTAAATAGTCCCTGAGCACTGGAATCTACTAAAGTTTTTGAACTTGCTGTATATGCACTGTCTGTTAAAGATACTATTTGATTTTTTGTATTTCCAATAGTAGCTGCTGTTTTATCTAAGTATATAGAGTTTGTTCCATCAACTAAGCCTTCTATTGGACCTTCTGATACTAGATCATAGACAACTGCTGTTTGGTATTCATTAGGACTATGACTAGTTCCAGAAGTAGTTCCGGCCCCGTTAGCTTTGCCTCCATTTGTTAAATTATAAAATCTTCCTAAATTTTTCATTATTTTTCCTGTGATTGTCCTACTTTACTTGCCTTATGGTATGATACAGTGCCTGTAGCGGAATTATATGGGCTGTTGGCATGGTAGTTACTTTTTATTGTTGTATAGCCTGATTGATTGTATAGTACTTGGTCTTCTACAAACCCAAAATTAATAACAGCACCCCCTACTAATAATCTTCCGTAAAGTAAAGGAACGGGTGCTCCTTGTAATGTATTATTCTCTGGTCCATTATATAAATAACTCTTTCCTGCTTCCGAAGGAGAGTCTGGAGTTAAATACCCTGTGACACCATCCATGCCCAAAGTTGTACCTACTACTTGAACTGCTCGAGTTGCCATTGCATTCATTGTTTGAACTCTCTGTAGCTTTGCAGCAGCGTCAGTTGCTTGTATTTGGCTACCTGTCATGCTACTATTTGCTACTATTACTTCAGCTTCTGCAGCAGCAGTAGCATCTGCAAATAAACTATCAACAAACCCTGCTCCATATATTATGAGTATAGCTCCTAATATTACTTTAAAGACGTCACTTGCTCCAGCACCAGCAGCAACTGGTGTTATGATTACTGTGTCTTTGGGAGGAGCTATCATTGCATCTACTGTTCCTTCTATTAAATCCTCTCCGTTTTGAATTGTAAAATCTATACCTTTTTCTGCACACTCTGTTAAGTACTTTTTAAACCCTTCTGTCTGACAATCTATAAGACGTAGCATATCACGAAAATTAGATACATTCATATCCCATTCCGTTCCAAACTTCTCTCCTATTTCTCCCATTAATTTAACGTGGGTCATAAATTTCAACTCCTTTTTCCGGGTATGATACAATTAAAAATGGTATACCCAAAACTTTTGCAACATCTTTATCATGCTGACTTGGTTTACAATTCTGCATATAGTGACTATGGACTACATATTTTATTTTTGAAATTAGTTGATACTTTGCGAAAGTTTTTGGGTCAATTTCAAATTGATTTTCTCCCAAAAATTTGTTTTCACAAGGAATCCATTTTTCTTCATTGTTCTGTTCTATTATTAAGCCACACATCTCGCGTGGGGCTTCCTTTTCTGCATGAGAAAAGATTTCTTCTATAAATTTATTCAAAGTTCTTCGACCCCGGAAAGCCTCCAAAAGGTAAAACTCTTGAAGTATTCACTGAAGCCTTTGCTCGTGAAGTAGTACTGGTTACATTTACGGGGTCATATCCAAAACGTTTTCCGCAAGAAGATAATCTTTTACCACATTCATCAGCACGTCTCCAAAATTGTGTAAAACCTGGAGTATTTCCTGTTGTTGATACTTTGGCTTTCCATGTAAAATTATTATGAAGTACTATCTCATTCAATCTATCATCAGTATAAACTTTATAAGAGGTACTTGCATTGTAAGTGCTGTATACTCTTATTGCGTCAAAATTAGCATTAGACTCAGAAGGAGTACCTAGAGAGGATTTTGTTCCTGTTACATTCACAAGCCAGTACTTAACTACGTTAGTAACTGCAGATACATTCCCTAAGTTATCTATTTCTCTTGCTGATTCTCCTGTAGTTCTTATATAACTATTTATAGCAAATGAAGTACCATTAGAAGCACTAGTATAATTGGTGTAAGAGTCAGAAGAATTAAATATGTATTCATCATCTAATGTGACGTATACTTTTTGAACTACACTATTGTGTGTAGAAACCTGGAAATTTCCTTCTGTATGCCAACTACATCCACCGCACTTTTGGCCTTCTGTTAAAGTCGGACTAGCTCCTTGATATTGCCAAGGACATGCGTTTGCTACTATTTGTCTTGCAGGTATCTTTACTCCTTGCAGGTCAAAAGGAGATGCAAGTTCAAAAATAATAGCCATATTATCTTTACTCATTATTTTTGAGATAGTCCAAACTTGTCTAGTAAATTCTACTGACTGTGCTCCCGAACCTGTGTCAGCAGCCTCTCCTTGTAAGTATTTTTTTAATGTTAATCTTCTTATAAATTTTTTACCGATTAAGCTGTCTATATCTGTAGTACCTATTAAAGTTGTAAAATTATTTCCTACATTAGAAAAACTGCAAGTAGGTCTACTTATAGCACCCGTTACTTTTATATCGAAGCCATCTGCAACTACAGGATAAGGAACATAAGTTCTTAATTGAGTGTTATCTGTATAGTCATACATTTGTAAAGAAGAACCGTCACTATCTTCACCAGGAGTTACATATGAAAAAACTCCTGTACTTTTTTCAATTTCAAATAATTGTATAAGAGGTGAAACCTGTGTTTGTGACTGTAAATCTTGTATAATACTCATGACTCGTAAACTCTTCTAAAAGTTGCTGCTAAAGTGTAAAAATTATCGTAAGCCCATGTTTGAGACCACTCTGAACAAACTACTTGAATACTTTTTTCATTTCCGCTAGAATTAGTATCAGAGATTACATATGCAAAAGCAGTTACTGCTCCTCTAGTTTCAAAGAAATCAACAATATCATCAATCTCTGCTTTTGGTCTATTTGAGAATGATAGACTGAATTGTTGGGGTGTATTATTTATACCATCCGCAATTCTATGTTCATACCCATCTCCGAAAGTATTTAAAAGTATTTTTGGTTTGTTTGTTACAGTTAGTCCTTTATCTGGTACTACAGTACCTAGTGAACCGCCTATGTTGAATCCTATTGCCATAATCTATTAATAAGGACTTAATTGTCCGCCTGGTCGTTGTTGTTTTTCTATTTCGTTTTGTACTGCTTGAGCTATTGATTGTCCCATTGCTATCATGTCAGCGCCATCTGAAGTTGTTGAAGATTCTCCAGTTGTCATATTAATAGATACATTAACATTGCCTCCCATTCCTCCACTTACTGGTATTGATTTTCCATCAGGTAAAGGTACGACTGCTTCATTTCCATGCATAATAGCAGGGTAGCCTTGTTTAGAGCCTGAGAATACACCTCCGCCTGCTGCATAAGCTGGGGTAATACCACCTTTTGCAAACCCAAAGAAAGAGCCTATAGCTTTAAAGAACTTCATGCCTCCGCTATCTTGGTCGGACCCTAAAGATATATCTCCAGTATCATAGCCCATTCCTTTTTGTATGCCATCTATGTGAGCTTGTTTAATAATTTCAGCCCCTTTCTGATATCCTTCTAATTCTTTATTTCCGAATAAAAAGTTTGAAACTCCAGTAGCCATCTGCTCTGATATTTGTTTTGATGCGCTTTCAAAAACTCCTTTTGCAACATTTGCTAATCCTTCTGATAGACTACTATTCTTTCCTGTCATTAAATCATCAAAAGTTCCTGCTAGTCCTGACTCTAAACTGCTTTTCATAGCCTGTTGTATTTGGTATTGTTTATCCAGATTTTTTTCAAGTTGTAGTCCTTGGGCCCTTAGTAAATCTAACTTGCCTTGTTCCATTTGTACTTGGGCATCGTCCATTGTTAAACCTTTCTTTTTTAACTCTGCTAATAGTGTTTCTTGGTTCGTTTGATTCAATAGATTCTGAGCTCTGGCTCCTTGCATTTTTAGTTCTTTAGCTTGCCCTTTTGTGGCTCCTATCTGTAAAAGAGCTAAATTAGTTTGAACTTTAGTTTTGTCTTTTATCATGTCCATTTCTATACCATGAAGTCTTTCAGCTTCAGCAACAACAAGACCTCCATATTTTGTCATAATATTAGCTGCTCTTTTATTTTGGGCTTCTTGTGCATTCTGTTGTGCTTGTCCAGTTGTACTTGCAATAAGGTCTGCACCTGCAGATAAAGCTTCATTATCCGTATCAATATCTTTCAATTCTTTTCCTGTTAAAAATGTTTCTAACATTGACATTGTTGCATCGTCAAATACCTTTCCACCTGGCGCAAATTTTACATCTACCAAGTTTTTTGCATAAGATTCTCCTAATCCGTTTAAAGATTCTCCTACTGCACTAATATTAGTCGTTAATCTTGTTAACTGTGTTTGAGGCGCTTTAAAACTTCTTAAAGCTTTAGAAAAATCTTGTGCAGAACTTGACATTATTTGAGTAGTTTGTGCTAACCCTCTCATAGTATTTTGAGCTATTGTTCCATCTGTTTCAATCTCTTTAAAAACTGTCATTAAGTCTGTAAAAGCACCAGTCATTAGAATAGTTCCCTTTTCATTATCCTTGAGAGCCCTAGCTACTGCTTTTATTATTTTTTCATGTTGCTCATAAGCTGCCCCACTTTTTGTAAGTAAAGTTTGTTCGGCTATGAGAGCTCTTTGTACTCCTTGTAATCCTTTTACCTGGTCGTCTGAAAACCTACCCACATCCATTTTCTCGCCATCATAAGTCATTAGGTGCCCTATGTGTCTTTCCTTTAAGCTTAAATTTTGGCCTGATATTCCGTCAGAAAACCCTGACATAATAGTACTAAAGTCTAAATTTGTTAGTGCTTTAGAAGTAGCTAGCATATTGGTTAATAGTGCATTGTGAGTTCTTAAGCTATCTATCGTTTTTTCTAAGTCTGCAGCATTCCTTGAATATAAATCTCCAAATACTTGCTGTGATGCCTTGTACTTTTTTTCTGCTTCGTCTGACTTATCCATAAATTGTTTTAAGATTCCAAATACAGAAATTAATATACCAGCATAACCTAAAAATGATATTGCTTTTGATAACCCTCTACCTAAAAATTTCATAGTACCTACAAATTTACCGTACTCTGCTTGCATAAGATACAAAGAACCAAGAAATTTATTTTTCATTTTATCTACTGCACCGCCTTGGTCTGCTTGCATCTCTAAATTATGTGCTTTTAATACTAGTACCATTCTTTTTGATTCATTTTTTGTAAATGTTGTATAGTCTAAGAATTTGGATTTTTTTGCTTGTAACGACCTTTCAAAGTTTTTTAATTCTTGTTGAGTTTGTAAGTTGCCAAATTTTGCTTGTCCTGCTTTATTTAACATTCCTGTTTGTCCAACCCTGTCTCTCATTCCTTGTACTTCACTTCCTAAATTCAGAGCAGGTACAGTAGGGGTTAAAGCTTTTAAAAGACTAGTACCTGTCAATATACCTATACCTGCTGTAGCTAAAGTATTTTGTTGTAGAGCAGTGGCCATAAATTCTGCCATAGGACCTATTGCTCTTTTTAATGAGTTAACTAAATCATCAAAAGCTTTCGCTAGTTTAGTGAGTTGATTAGTTTGAGTTTCTACTCCCCCAAACTTTTCAAGACCTTGTGCTAAAACTTCATTAACTACTGATTGAGATTTCTCGAATATATTTAACTGTTTTGCGCTTTTATTTATAGTTAATGCATATTTTTCTGCTGCGGTTTCTAAACGAAGAATAATACCTAATTCATCTAATAGTTCGGGTTCTGCTTTTACAGCACCTCTTACTAATCTGTTAAATGAATCTGTCAAATCTCTTCCCAACATAAGTGAAGCATTTTTTGCAACAACACCAAGTTGATTAATTTGTTTTGCTGATAAACCCGCTGCTGTACCTATAGCTACGGATTGAGCAGCCTCTGAAAAAGCTAGCTGACCATCTGTAGCTGCTTGTAGCTGTCTTGTTAAAATTGATAAAGACTGTCCCGTTCTAGTAGCATATTCGAACTGTCCTTGTTCTAAAATTCTCAAATCACTAGCACTTTGTAAAAATCTAAAAGCTGCTCCGATAGCAAATATATTAGCAGCTAAAGTAGCGTATGCAGGTACAAGTCCGCCTGTAATGCCCTGAGCCATCTTAGAAAAGTTTTTAGTTTGGTTTGATGATTGACGTGATGCGCCTTTAAAATTACGGTTTAGAGTTGCTTCAGAACGACCAAGCTTAT